GGACGATGACGAGTAAGTGTGAACAAGAATAAAAAAAAAGATTTAGTAAACACCATCTACAATTTTCTTCAATGTGTATGAACTGATTTTAATTCCATGATCAATATCAATTTTTTTTAGGAAGTCTTTTTGAGATAGAGTATCATATTTATTATATAAGTCTTTGATTATATTAACTTCCTTTTCATCGAATTTCTTTCGTGAACATTTTTTTTGTTTCACTTGACTCCATTGTAACACTTTCCCACGAGTTGTTTCCTTCCATCCCTTGACGATTATTTCTTTATTGGTCACCTTTAAATGACAACCCTTACATAGTGGAACAAGGTTATGCTGAATATTTTTATGGTGATGTTTAATCATATTATTATCATCTGCATATTGTTGATCTTCTATATGATGGGTTTCCAACGAATCCTTTTTATGACATATCTTACATTCATCCATGAATACATTTGGATTGTATTGAGATAACTTTGTATTATGAATAGGATTATTCTCCAACTTGTTCTGAATATTCTTTGCAAATGATATAAACTCATTGGACAAACCCATTGCTTCGCATACTTTTAAACCGTAAATAGAAGGGCCAGAGCCTTTTTCTAATTTACGATCATAGATTAAGATATCTTTTTCTTTATCATAATCAATTTTCAAATGGTAGATTTCAAGATTCGCTAACTGTTTAACCTCATCAAGGGCCGTCAATTGATGAAGATGGGATGTAAAAATAAACGAAGATTTACGATTACATAACATATTCAAACCAGAAGCGATGATAGATAATCCTGAAATACTTTCTGTCCCCGAACATAATTCATCTCCAAGAACTAATGAATATTGATCTGAACGGTTTAAAATACTCTTTAACTCTTGGATTTCAACCGCAAAGGATGATTGTGAACGAAAAATATTATCATTATTTAAAATTCTCGTAAACATCTGTGTATAGGGTTTATATATGAACGTTTTTGAGGCAACAAATAATCCGGCTTGCGCCATAATAATATTTAATCCAATTGCTTTCATGAAGGTAGATTTACCACAGGCATTTGTACCAAACAATAGTATCCCATCCTTTTCATCAACCTTTCCTAAATGAATATCATTTGTTATGTAGGGTGTCTCTGTATGGATTTTCTCAACAATCGGATGTCGAATCTCTTCACATTCAATAAAACTTTTTTCCGCTTCTTTGAGTTGAGGACGATAATATCCATTTTGAACAGATATCTTTGCGCCCGAACAGTAACAATCAACTTCAGATAGGAAAAAATAAAACTTCTTGAGGGATGAGTTATACTTTTCATATAGATAAATAGTCTTCTTCCCCCATTCTTCCTTATTGAGTTGTTTAATCCTATCTTGAACCTCGATTAATTTTTTTGATGTATCCTTGCTGTATTCAAATTGTAGAATTGTTGATGATCCATCTTTTCTTTTGTAAGAAATGTCCGGTTTAGCCAATGATACAATGATTTTATTATCCTTATCACGAACATGTATTGAATTCCCATTAAGGTTCATAAATCTCTCTTTCAATGTATTCGCCCTTTTGTTTGTACAGTAAAAGAACCATTCATTACGATCGTCGTAATCAAGCTTAATACTATTCTCGGAACCATCTAATAATTGTGATAATCTTATACCAACCGAACATAATCTTTGATAATATTCATCGGTAAGGTTATCATATGTATCTAGGTCCCTATTGACGTTATTTTGTAGGATAGACTTCTCTAAATTTGTACTTTGTGAAAGATTATGAAAGATGAAAGTTTCTTTGCATTCATTGAAGAATTCTTTGAATGAATGAATTAATTTAGGATCATATTTTTGAATCACTTCTTTTTCACTCTCTAATAACGATAAAACCTTATCTACATATTCAAAAGAGAGCGTATCCGAAAAGAAATCATTGGGTTGAAGGAGTTGTAGTCCCATCTTCCTCAATGATTTTTCTAAATCAGAGACTTTTCTTAATGTTGATTGAATTGTTACATAGAATTTATTCTTACGAAATAGATCAATAAAGTCATATCTTTGATTGATTATTTCGGGATTAATCGATGGATAGAGTAATCTTTCTTTAAATAACCTTCTCCCCATAGGAGTAACACATACATTACAAACAGAGAGCAATGATTCATTTTTTCCCTTAAAATAGGAGTAATTATTAATTACATTTAATTGTCGGATGGAATTGGATGTCAAACACAAACATTGATTGTCATTGATTAACTCTGGCACTTCAATATTCTGTAGTGTTTCAGCAATGTGATCATTAATATATTGTAGTAAATAGATATAGGAAACAACTAATTCGTGTTTCATTTCAAGATCAAAATATTCAATCGGTGTCATCATGACATTCAAGTTAAATATTTTTTGTAAGAATTCATTTTGAAAAGGTGTTTTTAGATAAGCCTTATCACTGTAATGGTTAATTTGTATTGAATTATGATAGATATCCCATTTTTGAATAATCTCATTTTCTGTCAATAAGAAGTTTTTAAAATGAAAGAGTAGTTCAGAAGGATTGTAGAAATGAATATATCTCCCGACTTCATCCACCCATAATTGATTATCATCTATTTTACTAATAATATAGTGAAGGTAATTTTTACCTGTTGAAAGATCAATGACTGATATCCCTGTAATATAGATGACCTTGGTCATACATTCGTTTTTTTCAATATAGATAGACATTAAATAATGACTATCTTGTTGATTATAACTGTCGATAGCTGTACCTGGAGATATGACGCGTGTAACACCCCTTTCAGGATTGGGGGGGGGAGTAATTTGTTCGACAACAACTACAGTATAGTTGTTACTTAACAATATATTTTCATATTTTTGAATTACATAGAGAGGGAAACCAGCCAATAAACAGTTGCTAAATGATATCTCTGGATTCTTCTTATTCTGTTTCGTAACCTGCAATGCATTATTGAGAACATTCTGACAAATATGATAAATATCTGGACCTAGATTTATTTCATCATTAATAATAGAAAATATGTTAAAATGACTTCCTGACTGCATTAATACGATTGTATTTTCTCCATATTTTTTTACATATTTTTCATGATAATCGATATATTTTTTGATATGATGGTTTGAATCCATAGACTTTCCTTTCTTTTATTAATAAGTTATTTAATAAGTTATATAAATAAATAAATAAGTATCTCTTTATATATATATATAAATGGGAGACAGTTATCCTAATAATAATTATCCTAATAATTACAATGAATACAATTACACCCCTTATCGAGAATCATTTAATAATTATTTACCCCTTTATTTATTTATGCTTATGTGTTTCTGTAGCTTAAGTGCATGTTTACATGAATACTATAATAACCGAATAAACCATAGTATAATGAGTCAACCATTAGTAGAGAATAGAAGGGAGGTGAGAAATGAAACATTATTCGAAGAGGGGTGTGTAATTTGTTTAGAAAGATATAAAAAAAATGAAAAAATTATAACATTAAAATGTGAACATATTTTTCACGTTCAATGTATTGAGGAATGGTTTATAAGTAAGAAGTCCTGTCCTCTATGTAGATTAACACTATCTTAAATACCTTTTACATAACTCAATATAATTCCAATTTTCATTCCATGCAATATACTTTAGGAGATGAATATTTTGCATGCGGATAATTAATGATATTTGTTCCATTGTATCCATTGTATCCATTGTATCCATAAATTATTCTAGATTGTATTTAAAAAAAAGTCAAATTTATATATATTATGTTTAATGAATTACCAGATGACATATTGATTCTAATCATCAATCAGGCATGTTCAAAACCAAGTGATTATCTATCATTACGAAATACGAATCAACATCTTTATGAAATGGTTCATAATTTAGAAAATATATATGAAAAGTGTACAGATGATTATGATTATGATTATGAAAATGATATTCATACTATTTGTAAAAAGAAGACAACAAAGGAAACATTTGAATGGATTTTTCGGAATAAAGCTATATTATCATTACAAAATATTAAAGAACTAATTATCCACAATCGTTATGATATTTTTAGAACTGGACTTAGTTATCAATATTTTTTAAAACTAATATTTAATCGTTTTTATCTTTATGTAGATCCTCAAAATGATATCTTTTCATTAATTGAAACGAAAAATCCATTAATACTTGCAGGGATGTATAATCGTGTCGGGATCATTCAATTATTATTACAAGGAGGGGGGAATATGGAAAATCCATATTTAAATATTATCCCCTCCTTATTTGATATATCCATTAAGTATAATCATAAGAATGTATTATCTTACCTAATCATAAATTATTATGATTATATTGATGATTGTATTCAGAAGAAGTTAAATACAATAATACATCGTATTCATAACTGTGAAGATATTTTATTTTATTTAATGATGAATAAAAAAATAACGTTGAAACCAAAACATTTAAATAGTATGATTACAATGAATTATAATGATTTTTTCATAAATTACTATTCAATTAATGAACCCTATAACGATTTCCTCCAACAGAGTATTACTTCAAATAATATACGGATTTTTAACTATATCACTGAATTGCATAAAGATAAAATGAATCCAAATATGTTTACAGAATATATTCTTCAGGGTAAAAAACTTACGTTTGATTTTGTTTATAATCTAGTCAACAATTATATTTTTCTAATTGAAAAAGATAAACCTTTTCTCAAAGTATGTATACAATGTGATATTAATCAAGACACACTTATTTCATTAATCAAAGAAGGATACTCCTATGATGAAGAAGATATGAGAGTTGTGCTTGAAAAAAAGGAGATTCGGTTACTTGAAATAATGTGTCACTTATTAAATGATTGAATTATTATCGTGTTGCTTCTAATAAACGATCAATATCCTGGCTTCCTTCAATACCAATTGATGATAATATCCTTTTATCTCTCGCTAATTCTGGATTGAATACCTCTTGTTCTAACATTTCTTCTGAATCAAGATCAATACAACATGAATCATAACCATTACCTACTTTATCAATCGCATGATTATTCTGTTTAGGAACACGGTTCCATGCCAAACAATCTACATCTTCAGAGACAAATGTATTACCTCTACATTTACCAGTATATAATGGACACAAGACCCTTGTATTATCATCCCCCATTTCCCTTCGTATACAATCCGGTAAATTACCTTTATAAATGTGATCACAACGGTCCCTTATATTTTCATTTACCCATTCCCATTCCCAATTTTCTATATCATTGACAATATTATTATGTAGGTCAGCACCACAGAGTAAATTAGAAAATTGAGTGCATCGACCTCTTCCGTGACAACTCCTTTTACTCCCTGTATGTAATATATTTCCTTCCTGGTCTTTACAATCTTCCCCTACTCCAACTCTATCTTTCGTAATCCTAAAGGTACTATCTAAACAATCAGATAGACACGGGGACCATTCACCAATACAATCTTCCCCACCATCCTTATCAAAGCAATCCTTCCCAATATTTACATGGCCTTCCTTACATTGTGGTTCTGATGAACATTTATATTCACCACTGATTATTTCATATGGGTCGCAACATAATTTACCATCATTTATTTTTTCATTTACCCCTTCACCCCGCTTACATTCCCAGTTTTCACCTAGACCCCCGCCGTCATTAAGTAAACATTCATGGGGATTCACCCCTTCATATAATTTATAACCATTCTTACAAGATAATTCCCCTTTCTCATCAATAATATAATTTGTAGGGACACCATTAATATGTTCAAGGACATCACATGTTTCAGCTACTCGATCATGAAAGAATCCATCTGAACATACAGCATAACCACCTCTACATCTTTTACCTAAGGAAGGTTCTGAACATTTAAAATTATGATAAGAATCAATGATACATAACCCTTTCTCTTCTACAAACCCTGTTTCGCAAATTATTTCACCTAGTTGACAATTTAAATCTGTTTCATCACTACATCTCCAATGCCCCTCCCCATCAATTGTACATGGTAATTTAGTATTACCATTATCGATCATTCCTTTTTTACAAGGACAACAGGCTTCTTTAGTACAATCTCCACGACAGTCAATAAATTGCCGTGTACTATCATCACAAACAATTTCTCCTTCACATGGACGATTAGCTTTTTCCTCTTTCCTTCTACAATATTCCCTTCCGTCAAAATCAAATATACAATCATTTCTCTCAACACCTGTCAGAGCGGGTTGCTCTGTCGGCGCCGCGCCACTGGCTGACGGCGCGGGCTCCGTCTCCGGAGCCGTCTCCGGAGCATTAGTATCGGATGTAGGAAATAGTTTTCTAATACATGTTAAACAATCTTCATTACCATCATTAATACATTTATTATAGGCCTCTTCAAATATTCTTTCACATTTATCTTCTTCTGGTGGTGACCCTAGTACACATCGAGTGTTTCCTTCACTTATTTTTGCGAGCCCATCTGTATTATATCCTTCTATGCATTTAATACACTCCCCATTTAAAACGTAATAACCTTTCCTACAATAATTACAGTCCATATTAGTTTTTTCCCCCTCCCCCCCGGTAGTTCTACCTTCTTCATACATACTATTACAAGATATACAATCATTATAGCCCCCTGCAACAATAGAATATGTCCCCTGAGGACAATTTCTGCATTCATTATCTCTAAAATAGGACCACTGACCTGCTCCACAAGCCTTGCAAGCCGAGGCGTCATCACCTTTGTCGCTGAACTTTCCAGCAGTGCAGTACTTACAATCGCCGTCGTTTTTTGTCGTGCTGCCTAACCAGCCCTCGCCGAGGGGGCAGGAGTACACGCTGTGGTCATCGCAACTCGAAGCGTCCGTCGAGTTGCTGTACTTTCCCTCGGGGCAAGTCTCACATGTACCGTCGTTTTCGTTCGTGGACCCACGCCACTCCTTGCCGATGGGGCAAAAGGAGGTGGTGTGTTCTTCACAAGCTACAGTAGAATCAAGGGAGTACTTACCCCGCGATGGGTCCCCTTGTAAATCTTCACATGAGGTACAGCTCGTAGCACCTGGATCCTTAAGTGTATCCGTCTGGTTACCAGCAGCACATTCAATACAATCGAATTCTGAACTACCCCCCCCCCACACGTAATTAGGATTAGCCGCCATACAAGCAGCGCTGTCCGTAAAAGATGGATCCCCCCTTGCATCTTGTACTTCATTTCCATCAGTATCATAACATTTTCCACTAAAATACTTACCAGGAGAACAAGGAATACACTCGTGAGCACCTTCTAGAGAGTACTTTCCAGCAGGACATGCTTTACAATCATTTAGACTTGTTCCAGGACCAGGTGTCCATGTAAAATATGCACCTTCGCAGGTTGCCTTTGTATTGTACAAATTATCAGTATTACTACAGCTTCCAGCATCTGAATACTTACCAGCAGGACAAGAAATACAATCTGATGCTGAACGACCACCACTTAGCCACACGTAATTAGCATTAGACGCCGCCATACAAGCAGCGCTGTCCGTAAAAGATGGATCCCCCCTTGCATCTTGTACTTCATTTCCATCAGTAACAGAATAACATTTTCCACTAAAATACTTACCAGCATCACAGTTTATACAGTCTCTTGCTTCATCACTCCCCGCTGCGCTATATTTACCAGCAGCACACGTAATACAATCCCCTACATCATCACTCCCTGTTACATCGATGTACTTACCAGCAGCACAGTCTTTACAGCCTGTTTCTGCGATCGGAGTAACATCAGAGTATTTACCAGCAACACAATCAAGACAGTCTGATGCTTCATCACTCCCCGCTGCGCTATACTTACCAGTAGCACATTCAATACACTCGTAAGCTCCTGCTAGAGAGTACGTTCCAGCAGGACATGCTTTACAATCATTTAGACTTGTTCCAGGACCAGGTGTCCATGTAAAATATGCACCTTCGCAGGTTTCCTTTGTATTGTACATATTATTAGTATTACTACAGCTTCCAGCATCTGAATACTTACCAGCAACACATTCAAGACAGTCTGATGCTTCATCACTCCCCGCTGCGCTATATTTACCAGCAGCACACGTAATACAATCCCCTACATCATCACTCCCTGTTACATCGATGTACTTACCAGCAGCACAGTCTTTACAGCCTGTTTCTGCGATCGGAGTAACATCAGAGTATTTACCAGCAACACAATCAAGACAGTCTGATGCTTCATCACTCCCCGCTGCGCTATACTTACCAGTAGCACATTCAATACACTCGTAAGCTCCTGCTAGAGAGTACGTTCCAGCAGGACATGCTTTACAATCATTTAGACTTGTTCCAGGACCAGGTGTCCATGTAAAATATGCACCTTCGCAGGTTTCCTTTGTATTGTACATATTATTAGTATTACTACAGCTTCCAGCATCTGAATACTTACCAGCAACACATTCAATACAATCAACCGTCGAGTTTTCCGTCCATTTGCCTGCCGCGCATTTTGTGCAAGTCGTACCTCCTGACGCTGTCAGAGTGTCCGTCTTGAAACCCGCCGGACAGGCGATGCACTCGTTGTCCGAGGTCGCGGCGTACTGACCTGGGGCGCACGCGACGCAGCTGAGGTCGGCCGTCGCGCTGAGCGTGCCGCCCTCCCCTTCCATGTCACAAGGAGTGAAGGCGGTGCAGGCGCTGGTCTGCGTGGCAAACTGCGTGATTGGCTCGCCGGGCACGTTGCACGGCGTGCAGCACGCC